TTATTATGGTAACTTTGCTTCTACTTCGTATATGAATGATGTAAGAGCTAATATCTTTTATGATCGTAATGACACTGCTTACTACTTTGGTTCAAGCTCTGGTGATTCAAGATTTAGAACCACGACGGTTACCGGTCTTTATAACTATGAGTGGACTAGAAACTATAATGCAGGCCAAGGTATATATAACCAAGCAACAGGCCGTCATTTCTACAGTCCAGGTTCATCCTATTGGCACTTAGATGGTGCAAGTGGTTCTGGTGGATTAATTATATACGATCGTTATAACGCTTCACAAGGATCATCAACAGGTCGTCGTGGTTACTTATATTACGATGGTTCAGGTTTCGGTCTATTACACAGTGGTGGCGGTTGGTCATTCCGAGCACAACCAGGAAGTACTAATACCGAGCAGTTCGGTATATCATATATGAACGATGTTCGAGGTTATATCTATTACGATAGAAATAATACTGCTTATTACTTCGATGGCGCATCTACTAACTCAACACGATTTGAAGGTGTTAGTAACAGAACTAAAGCAATGATCGGTAACTCCGGCCAGACTAGAAACTCTGCTGAATACTACTCAGCAAGACCAAGAATAACAAGTGACCAAAACTATTGGGTTGGCTCAATGGGTTGGGGCACAATTGATATGAACACCGTGGGTAACTGGGGTTCAGGCTTTATTGATTCTTGGTCTAATCCAGCAAACCAGCCTGCAGGCACATCTCATTGGGTTGGTGTACAAGCATATCACTATAATAATGGTTCAGCTAGATACGGTTGGCAGATGGTTGGCGGACCAATTGGGAACCTAAGATTTAGAAATTCGTGGGCATCATTCTCATCATGGAAAACAATTCCAATACTCGATGTTAACTCTAGTAATGGCGGTTCAATGTACGCAGGCCGTTATTACGATTCTAATAACACTGGTTACTATACTGATCCAGCAAGTACTTCAGAATTGAATACTGTAAACCTTCGTGGAAGAACGTGGTTCTCTAATTATCTTGTTTCTCGTGGTAATGGCGGAATGATGGGTAGTTACAATGCTACCGGTACTGCTGAAAAGGTAATTTGGACAATTGGCGAATCATGGCCAATTGGTAATATGTACGGATTGGCGTATTCATATGGAAGTGGTTACGGACATCACCTTGCGATAAAAAATAATGGTAGTACATACCATAGAATATCGTTCGCATCTGAAGGCGCAACCTTTACGGGCGTTGTGCAAGCTTCGGGTTCATTCAGAACGCCAATCTTCTACGATTCAAATAATACTGGTTATTATTTAGATCCGGCCGGTACTTCAAATACAAATAAATGGACTCAGGCTGCTCACGTTAGAATGGGTAATGCTCACCATTGGATTACTCCTCGATCGGACTACACTAGTGATACTAACTATCACACAGGTACTTTTGGTTGGGGAACTGGTGCTGGTACCTGGGCTACGTCTTGGAAAGGTGGTTTCTCTGGTTGGGATATTTGGGGAGGCAGTACTGACCACCCACAAGGATCTGGATATATTCACGCGCAAGGTATTCAATCGGGCCAACACTATGCACTAAGCAACGGTAGTCGATCATACGGTTGGCAGATGGTTGGTGCTACAAACGCAACCGCCAATAGGTATTGGGCAAGAGGTAAATGGGGTGGTGGTACATCTGGTTGGAAAGAATTCGCTATGTATGGCGGCGGCGGAAGTGGTGATCTTCGCGCTAATATATTCTACGATTCTGATAGTACATCTTATTATATTAATCCAAATTCAACTGGAACATCTGCTAGATTCTACGGTGATATTATTGTTGATGGTAACTATGGTAAAGGACTGGTTGGTGTATATTCATCAGTAAGATATCAGAATATATTCTCAATGGGTACTTCTTGGAGATTGCCTGCTAATGGTACTACAACAGGTAATCTATATGGAGTAGCTTACTCGCATCCAAATGCTGGCGGAGCGGCTGGAAACCTAGACAGCCACGGTATGTTAGTACTGATTAATGGTGGGTTTGGATCTGCCATGTCTTATTCAATAAAAGCAAGTGGTAACGTTACTGCTTATTCGGATGAGAGATTAAAAACTAATTGGAGGCCAATGCCTGAGGACTTTGTTTCTCGTTTAGCAGAAATCCGAGTAGGTATTTATGACCGTACCGATGGACAACAAATTACGCAGGTCGGTGTTGGAGCTCAATCCCTTCAAACGCTTTTACCAGAAGCAGTCATAACTGCGAAAGACGAGATGGAAACTTTATCGGTTAACTATGGTGGCGCGGCATTAGCTTCGGCAGTAGAGTTAGCAAAGGCAATCAAAGAACAACGAACCATTATAAATAATCAGCAACAAGAAATTGATGATTTGAAAGACATGGTTTCTAAGTTGGTTGAAAAACTTTCATAAATCAGTTGACATATGAACTGGTTTTTGATATAATAGAAATAAATTATAAATAGAAATATAACATTAAGTTATTAATTACGGAGAAAATAAAATGGCACTTAGTACAGATTATACGTGGACCTGGAGCGTAACCTCCCTTAAGAAAAGGGATCAAGTTAACACTGAAGGAGCAACGCTTGCCGGCGCTGTAGTTCAAACGTTTTGGAAAGTTGTTGGAGTAGATGGCAGCGGTAACGAAGGAGAGTTCTCAGGAGCTACACCTTTCACTGCAGTTAACGTACCAGCAGGTTCTTTTGCACCATTCGAAGAATTAACAGAAGCAACTGTTTTAGGTTGGATTCAAGCTGTCGTAAACGGCGATCAAGGATATGCAGATCATATCTCTGAAAGAGTTACTTCGCAGATTGACGAAGCCAGTATTGAAGATGGCGTTATGCCTTGGGCACCTGAGGAAGAAGAGGTTACTCCTCCAGTTCCTGGCGAAGATCCCGCAGCTGACCCAGAATAGGTTATAAACAATGACTTATTCTTGGACAATAGTTAATTTAGAAACCATCGACCAAGTTAATGGTGACGGTGTAACTTTATCTAATGCAGTTGTTAAAATACAGTGGGTTAAAACTGGCACAGCAGACGACGGTTCAAAAGGCAGCGTTGTAGGTTTTCATAAACTTACAGCAGCCTCTGTTGGAGAAGCAGACTTTGTTAGCTTTTCTGATTTAACTGAAGCAACTGTTGTTGGGTGGCTAGAAGCAGGTATATCTACTGAACAGATGAATTCTTACAATACAGCTATTCAGAATAAGATAGACAGACAAGGCGCAGGGAGTCGAGCAATTCCTTGGTCTTAGTTGAATAAATAAAATTTTGATCTATATAATGGAGATAACATGCATGATTTACGTCATCACGGCTTGGTGCACTACGCGCTAAAACGTGGCGGAAGCATACACCCGATTACACTACCCAAAGAGTTAACTGGCGAGACAGGGATAATGAATCCTTCCATCTTTCTACACGAAGGAAGGATTCTTTTGAACGTCCGTCATGTTAATTATACTCTTTACCATTCAGAAGGTAAAAAGTGGCCTCATGTCTGGGGTCCCTTACAATACATCCACCCAGAAAACGATATAAGTTTAACTACTTACAATATCATGACCGAGTTAAATGGCGACTTGGAAGTTATTCATGCAAGTAGGATTGATACTTCAGAACTTGATACCAAACCTACATGGAATTTTATTGGTCTTGAAGATGGTCGTTTATTCAATTGGGAAGGCCGTCTATTCCTTTGCGGAGTTCGTCGAGATTGTTATGACGATAAAGGTAAAGGCAGAATGGAGCTACAAGAAATAGAATATATTGATGGCATCTGGAAAGAAGTTGCTCGTTATCCTATTCCTGCTCCAGGCGATGATGGTACATATTGTGAAAAGAATTGGATGCCTATCGTTGATATGCCATGGCACTTTGTTAAATGGTGTAATCCTTGCGAAGTCGTTAAATTTGATATTAAAACAAAAACGACAACAACAGTTCATTTAACACCAGAATCAAATGTTGTTTCTAGGACAGAAATATATAGAGATCTTCGTGGCGGTACTCAGGTATACCCAATTGGTGAAGGAAGGCGAATGACATTGACTCATGAGGTTGATTTAAATAAAGATGCCTTTGGACGTAAAGATGGTCATTATAATCATAGAGTACTTATATGGGATAAAGATTGGAATTTAGAAAAATGGACATCTGACTTTAATTTCTTAGGTAGTCAAATTGATCCAACAACAGGAAGTGAATATAATATTGAGTTTGCCACAGGAATGATATTCTATGAAGGTAATATTATTATTGCTTTTGGTTATCAAGACAATGGTACGTTCTTATTAAAAATTCCTCAAGATGTTTTCTTTGACTTTGTGAACAGGTGTTAATTATGAATTTACAACAAAAACTAGAAGCTCATATTTTAGATTCAAAGAATCCTTTTAAGATTTACGATTTGGCAAAAGAATATGATAAATTAGAAAATGGTGCTATGGGTGTATCTTTATATCTTAAAGCAGCTGATATCACTGAAGACAAAAATCTTCAATACAAATCATTAATTGGTATTGGTCTCTGTTACGATAGACAAAGAGATAGGAACCATACATCTGAAGGTGCTTTCCTTGACGCGGCCGCGTTATTACCAGAAAGACCTGAAGCTCATTATCACTTATGTACTATTTACGAAAAAATGAAAGCTTGGAAAAGATGTTTATTACACGCAAATTTAGGATTGGCCGCTGAACATGTCACGGCAGAAAATGAAGAACTTCTATATCCTGGTACTCAAGATTTAGAATACTATCAAGCATTATCTAAATGGTCTATTACAGGTCAACAAGATGGTAAGCAGTTGTTCTTCAATCTAAAACACAAACAAAACCTTAAACCTTACTTATTAGAAAAAATTGAAAAGGCGTTAGGTTGGATTTTCTATCCTGATATTATTCCCTATGTTGAAACTGATCTTGATAGATTTAAGTACAAGTTTGATGGTATTGAAGATATTAAAATTAATCATTCTAAACACTTCCAAGATATGTTTGTGTTATCTGCATATAAAGGTAAAAGACAAGGTTCTTATTTAGAGATTGGATCGGGTGGTCCGTTTGTTCACAATAATACTGCGCTGCTTGAAACCAAGTTTGGTTGGAAAGGTATCTCAATTGATATTGACGATGGTCTATGTTATGCATTTAAAGAAGCAAGAAATAATACCGTTATTTGTACGGATGCAACAGCAATTGATTATGAAGAGTTGTTTAAGTTACATTGTGTAGATCCAGTTATTGATTACTTACAAATTGATTGTGACGATTATTCGATGGCTGTATTAGAAAGGCTACCACTTGATAAATTTAAATTTGGTGTTATTACTTTTGAACACGATTCTTATCGTTTAGGTACTGATAAAAAGTTTGCTGCTAAAAAGATTCTTGAAGAAGCTGGGTATAAGCTTGCTGTTTCAAACGTTGGTTTCCATGAAGTTGGTTACCCTTACGAAGATTGGTATTATCACCCAGACGTTGTTGATATTCCAGAAAAAATGATTGCTAAAAAAGATACTAATTTTATATGGGATTATATGATGGAGCCTATTGCATGATTACGGTAGTTGCCACAGGTGGATTTGATCCAATACACTCAGGGCATATTAAATATTTAAAAGAAGCTTCTTTATCTGGTACAAGATTAGTTGTTGGCGTTAATTCAGACGAATGGCTATCACGAAAGAAAGGCAGATCCTTTATGCCTTTTGAAGAACGAGCAGCTATTGTTTCAGAACTTGCTTGCGTAGATCAAGTAATTGGATTTGACGATTCAGATGGAAGCGCCATAGATTGCTTAGAACAAGTTAAGCGTAACTATCCGATGGATACTATAATATTTGTTAACGGTGGTGATAGAACATCAGATAACATCCCTGAGATGGCAGTGGAAGGTATTGAGTTCGAGTTTGGAATTGGTGGAGAAGATAAAAAGAATTCATCAAGTTGGATACTCAAAGAATGGTCTCAACCTACGACTCAACGTAAATGGGGAACATATAAAGTATTAGATTCAAATGGTTCATGGCGAGTTAAAGAACTAAGTTTTGACGAAGGGCAATCACTAAGTGACCAAAAACACGAGCATAGATCTGAACATTGGCATGTTGTAAAAGGTTCTATATTAATGGAACTTGACCATGGTAATCGTTTAACAGAATCTCGTATCTATTGGGAAGGCCAAAGTATTGATATACCAAAAGGTACTTGGCATAAAGCAACTAACGTTGGATCAGAAACCGCTAAAGTAATTGAAGTATGGCTTGGAGATAAACTCGAAGAATCTGATATCGAAAGAAGAGATTAAGTATAAATAACTATATAACTTAAACGCTAATAGTCTGGAGGACGAAGATGGCAATTAAGAGCGGCGGTATAACCGTCATTAATGACTATCGTGCACTAACATCAATTAGTGGTATGGACGGTACATATACGTCATTTCACCCATACGTTCAAACTGTAATCAGTACTGTGATAGACTTGTCATATACAATGTTATCCAAGACTCTTTCTGCGGCAACAACATTTACTTATATTAATGGCGCTACTGGTAGAACTGCAGTATTGCTATTAGATATAACCGATACACATCACGTACCAACATTTCCTGGCGATTGGTCGTTTCAATCTACTCCTAACTGGTCGTCTAATAGATATTGGATAATTACTACTGTATGTTTTGGTCCAAATGATATTTACGCATCTGCTGCAGGATATGACGATACACCTGCTGCACCAGCACTACAAAGTTCGTTTTTAATATCCCAGTGGGATCATACCAACGCCCGGGTCACCACAAACGGCGCCGCCGCGGAGGCGTTTGCTAAAGTAACATTTTCAAACGACACTGCTAACGATAGAATAGATGTTGCATATGTTGGTGGAACGAACGCGGCGATGGCAACAGTTTATCATACATATATTGATACATCAGGTTGCACTAATATTACTTCAATAGAATGTCAATATAACGTTAGCTCGCAATCAGGTCCTGGCAGTCCTTCCGGTTATGCTTTTGGCCCAACTCCACCAGATGATGGATATGCTTCAGGCACTTATTATAGTGTTCCTAATTCACCTGGCGGGCGGCAGTTTGGATGGATGGCTAAGGTGTCAAGCGCCGGCCTGGCACAAACAACATTCAGTTTAAATACGGCTGATCCCGACTTTAGAATCAAAGTTGTATGTGATGAGGGAACTTTATATTCAACATGTGAATTTACACAAGGCAGCGGGTCATGCTACGCACGATCATGGCCTGGCGAAATACCTTAAGGATAATATAAATGGCAATTAAAATATCAGGAACTGAAGTTATAAACGATTCTCGTGCAGTGGTTAACATGAGCGATATTGAAGGTAAGTACAGTCAGTTCCACGGTTCAGCAACAATAATAACGACAGTCTTAGACATGTCTAAACCAATCATGAGGCGGACATTAACTGCCCCTACTACGTTTACTGCATCTAATATCGCCACGGGAAAAACATCTATACTTATGTTAGACGTATCCTCAAGTGGACATCTTCCAACTTGGCCTGCATCAGTACAATGGCCAGGAGATGGTACTGAACCAGATTGGGATGCAACTGGAGTACAACATTGGTTAGTTGGTTTTACTTGTTGGGATAACACTACGATTAGAGCAACAGCAACAGGCTGGGGCGCAGGATCAGGTACTCCTGCTAATGATATGGAATATACAATGACCGTTGGTAACGTCGGTTATACAGCAACAGCGCTTTACGGTAAAAATGATGGTGGTACTGGAAGTCCGCACGGAGCTGGGGCATTTGGTTCATTGGATACTAATGCAGTTCCTACTGGAATATATTCATCACCTGCCGGCTCTGTACGATCAATGACTTTTAGAGATGGATATCTGTATCAGAGCAGTCAGCAAGATGATGTCTTCTACTTGCAGCTGCAAAACAGCAGTTCCTATTACCCTAATCAGGCTCCAACGACTTCTGGTGATGGAACAGGATGGTCTATTTTAACCTGGGATACTGATAGCGATAGTTCTAACGGGGTGCAGGTTATGTCAAGAGCCACTTCAACATATTCAACTTTTTTTGCTGGCGGGGCTTATGTATCAGCCTGGGTCAAAACTTATGCTGGCTCAGGCACTAGCGGCGGTGATTCACCACGAAATCCTTTCCTTGGCCAGACAGGCGGTGGCACAGTAAAAATGACGTTTACCTAAAGAGAAATAAAAATGGACTACGAATACGAATTTAATACAAGAATTGAAAATATAGACGGTGAAGATCATACATGGACTACATGTAGAGTATTAGAACACCCAGCACAAATTTATGTTGAGGCGCCATCTATATACGACAGCGAAGGCAATATAGATACTGCTGCATCTCAAGCATCTGCTCGAGGTAGTGCAGATGAGATAATCGAATATCTTGCCGAAGAGTAATAGAGGAAACTAAAAATGGCAATTAAAATATCAAACTCTACTATTATAGATGATAGTAGAAAATTTATAAATGTTCAGTCTACGGCTGGTACGTATGGAGACTTACACGCTTCTCCATCTTCTGTTACTTCAAACATTACTTTGTCTAATTCTATTCAGACTTGTATCATGACTGGAAACCAATCGTTTACTATAAGTGGTGGAGCCGAAGGTAGAACAACCGCGTTACTATTAGATACAGGATCTTCTGGTCATACTCCAACATTTCCTTCTAGTATAAAGTGGACAGGTGGAGAACCAACTTGGGCTAATTCTAGATATTGGCAAATCACAATTCTTTCAAGAGATACTTATCAGGTAGGTACTGGTGTAGGCTATGCAGGATCTTCACCAACAGAATCCGTTACTTTAGATGGAACCACTGCCTCCCCTGAAAATTTATTTGATGGAACTGGAATAGTGCCGTTTGAAGCAGGTTGGAGATTTAAAGCAGATGGTAATGTATATGAATGGTCGCACCCAAATAATCTAAACGGAAATAGTGAAACCTTATATTCAACCACAACTTGGAATAACATTACTCCATCACAAACATATTATATAAAAGCGTCCAATTACTCAGGTACAGTTAACTTAAACGTAGCCCAAAGTTCTACACTCAACACATGGATAGCTTTAAACCAAACAAGAGAATTCGTGGTATACGATAATAGAGGCGCCAATACTTATTCTGACGAAAATTGTGTTATGAAAATAGAAATATCAGCGAATAGTAGTGGATCGCCAGTATTAGCAACTGGTTATTATGAAGTCGAATACTTCGGGGGAGCATAGGAAAATAAAATGGCACTATCACATGTAATGAATATTATTAGTAACGCAGGAATAGTAGCAGCAGGCACGGGTAGCGGTGGCGGCGGTGGCGGGGCCAGTAACTTGGACAGCCAAACTGTTACTGTTGGGCAAGCCAGCAGCGCAAGCGGCGGCAGCGGTGCACCCGCAGGCACAACAACCGTTCGTAGAGGCTACTCCTTCAGCGGTGGCTATGGCTCTATCTCTGATGGTACAAGTAATCTTTATAGTGGCGCCACAATATTAGAGATTAAGTATCAGTGGGATACTACCTACGATATCTCTGGAGTTAGCCTCGTGATTTCTGGCAACAGCCGGGCAAATAGTGGCTGGACTACTTTAACTATAGGCAGTGACGCTTATCAAAGATCGGCCGCAAGTTATGCTGCAAATTTTGGTGGTAATACGCACTGGTCTTGGCCAGGAGATACTGACGGGGATTATAACGGAGCATCTGATCCTTTTGGCGCGACTGGTGCAACAACAACTTGTGTATTTACATAATAAATAAACAAAAGAGAATAAACTAATGGCACAACCAACAACAAGAGAACAATTCAAAGGCTGGATACTCCGTAAGCTAGGAGCTCCTGTCATTGATATTAACGTGTCTGATGAACAGATTGACGATCGTGTCGATGAAGCCATAGATTTCTGGAGAGACTATCATTATAACGGAAGCCAACTTGTTTATATGAAACACCAGATTACTGAAGCCGACAAAACTAATGGTTATGTATCTTTACCTTCAACAATACTCGGCATTTCAGGTATATTTAATATGCAGTCAAGTATTTCTACAGGCGGTGGCATATTTAATGTTCAGTATCAATTTGTTTTAAATAATCTCGAAGATATTACTGGTTATAATATCACAAACTATTTTATGTCAATGCAACATATGGAATTCTTACAAGAAATGCTTGTAGGCAAACCAATGATTCGTTATAATAAACATGTAAATAAATTATGGATTGATTCTGGGGCAGACACAATGCCTGTCGGCGAATATATTATTATTGAGGCTTATGATGTAATTGACGGAACAACATATGCAGATGTATGGGGTGATCGTTTCTTACAAAATTACGCAGGTGCGTTAATTAAAGAACAGTGGGGATCGAACCTAACAAAATTTAGAGGTATGCGACTTGTTGGTGGAGTATCTTTCAACGGAGAACAGATACTTGCTGATGCCAGAGAAGAAAGGAAAATAATGGAGGAAGAAGCAATACAGAATCTGCAACCTCTTTCCTATGGATTTATTGGATAAGCTAAATGGCTACGAATACATTCTTTAATAATTATGCTCAAGTCCAAGAACAATCTTTAATTGACGATTTAGTTATTGAGTCAATTAAGATTTATGGTGTTGATGTCATTTATATTAGTAGAGCAATTAAAGGTCGAGATAAGATCTTTAACGAAGATGACTTTCCAGAATACAACGAAACATTTGAATTTGAAACTTATGTTAAGAGTATGGAAGGTTTTGAAGGAGAAGGCGATTTCTTATCTAAGTTTGGTTTAGAAATAAGAGATACATTAACGCTTACAGTTGCGAATAGAACATTTGAAAGACACGTAACTCGAGAAGTTGTTGAACTCACTCGACCAAGAGAAGGCGATTTAATTTACTTCCCTTTAAACGAAAAGATGTTTGAAATTAAATATGTTGAACATGAAAGCATATTTTATCAAATGGGACAAACACAAGTATATGATATGCAATGCGAATTGTTAGAATATTCAAATCAAAGGTTTAATACCGGTCGTACGAATATTGATGGTTACTTTGCTGCATATAATACAGACATAATTGTTGATGCAAATAACGCAACGTTAACGGCACTTGCTGCAACTGATGATAACTCAATGAATCTTGACTTTGAAATAGAAGCCGATGGTATTATTGATTTCTCAGAGGTAGATCCTTTCAGTGAAAACATATCTATAAGTGATACCTAATGGCAATAGCAAATTATTTTTACAATTCTACGATTCGCAAATATGTTGCTTTGTTTGGTACATATTTTAATCAATTAGAAGTTCGCAGAACAAGTACTGATGG